GAACTTTACTTATAACTTCTTTATATAAATTTATATTTAAATCTTTTAAATTTTGTGTTTGCAATCCTGGCATTGTGTGTTGAGTTTTTTCATAAAACTCTAAATTATTTACATATTTAATAATTTTATTAAAATCGTTATAAAAATTATCTACAACAGTTATTGGAAAATACATTATCTACCTTGGTTATTATATCTTTTATAACTGCGTTTTTCACTTTTGTTAAGTCTTTTTTTATGTCTTCTTGGCCTCTTAGGAGGTTTCGGACGTGGAACAAAATTTACAAATTTTTGTCTAGCCATTTTCCTGTGATCTATCTATTAAGGCATAACTTACTAATCCTGAAATTTCATTAGCAGTGTCTGCTTGCATTTTTAGAATATCACTAGCCTCTAAATTTATAGTTTGTAGTGCAAAATTAAAAGTTTCCTTGTTTAATTGTTTATGTGCAACTTGTATATCTGAACCCGCACCAGATTTTCTAATAAATAAGTCAGTATCCACATTGCTTGCTGTGTTATGAACTGCTTCAATATTTTTAACTAGTATTGTTGCATCATTTGGGCAGGTTAAAATAGTAGTCACATTAGTTGTGTCTAAATTAAACGTATCGCTTTTGTATCTAATTGTCATGATAAAAAATAATTAAAGGAATCTTGTTCATTTTTTAATTCTTGTTGATAAGAAGTGTTTAACTTATCTTGCATCGTTCGTAAAGACTGGGTTACCTGCCTTTGGTTTTCTTCAGTATATATCGGTGTAGGTTCAGGTATTACAATATCTACTCTAGCCATTATCCTCTAGCTCCATCTGGTTGTATATCAGCTCTAAAAGTTCCAAAACGCCAATTTTCATCAGTCGATGTGTTAGCTATTTTTAAACTAGCAAATCTAGCTCTTGCTCTTGTATCTACCTTTTGTGTTGATCCGGTGACCGTGAATGGGCCTAATGGAGACGATACTTCTGTGTCTACAGGAAAATTTCTAAGCAATATTGTTACTTGAGCATTTCCTTGAATGGTTTTAAAATCAGGAACAAATCTTCTCATACTCATAAATATTTCAGCGTTTGTGCCGTCAGGATTTAAACTAAAATCTCCTGATTCTATAAATGCTGGAATAGCAGTTTTGTTTCCAGAAGTATCTACTTGATCTACTCCTGTTTCATGAGCATAATAAATTGTAGATCCATTTATATTTGTTATACCTTGTACTGTAGGAAAAGTAGGTGTTCCTGTAGAGTTATACTCCGTTGCATAAGGTACGTCATATAAATTAGCATCTACCCAAGTCGTTCTCGCCAAAGATCCTGTTACCCATGTTCCATCTTGATAGTTAAAAGTAACACATCTATCTACAAAATCAGATCCACTTTTTGGATAAAACCATGTAATTTCTTCATAAAGATGATTTAAACCAACAAAAACTGATTCACCATTTTGATAGTTGACTCCTAAATTACTACCATTTTTAGTTGTAAATACAAAATCTTCAACTGCGCAAGGTAAAGATTTTACTGTACCATCATAAACAAAAAAACCGCCAGATTCTCCCATCCAATAAACTGCACCGTTAACATATTTCATAGCGTGTTGACCGATACATCCACAATTAGACCCAACTTGTCTAATAGAAAAAGTAAATGGAGGACCAACAAACTGCATAACGTACGCAGCATTATCTGTTAAAATAAATGTATAATCTTTTCCTTTTACAGCTCCTACAATTTTGGTTCCAGAGTCTAATCTAAATGTTCCAGCAGTATTCACTGAGGTAGGTGTATAGTTACTAATATTTTCTTGATCAGAAAATCTTATAAATAATTTGTCTTGTGTTCCTGTAGAACCAATGGTTGTCTCGGTTCCTAGCATTATTAAATGTCTATCTCTATCTGAAACTAATGACATGACGGAAGCTGTTGGTGCATTACTAATTACTGTAGCTCTTGTTGTAAGAGCATTGGGGTTAGAGTTAATTGGATTCCATGAAAAAGACTGACCATTTTTAATAGTTGCAATTAATTGTTCTCCAAAATTATCTAATGACCATGAAGCAGGATCTGTTGTTAAAGTTTGAGATAGTGAAGCTATTCCCCATCCTGTAAATACTTCAACACCTGATCCACTCGAGTGTGCAGATCTTGTTCCCGCTGCA